AGGGTTTCCTGATGCTTGGACTCTTGTAAAGATGCCTAATGATAAGATGATGAGTAATTCACAGCGATATAAGATGATGGGTAATGCAGTAACTGTTAATGTAGTGCAAGCGATCATGGAGAAATTACTCTATGAAACAGAATAATCCCTCTGATAAAGTTAAGCCAGGAGAAGATTATGTATGGAATAATATAGCATCGCTGGACAACGTTCATAGTAGACTCTCTAACTGGGGACTCATATACACATGAGCAAGCATTAAAACTCCCTAAACAGGTACGTTCAAGATTAGTAATACGATACGCAGAGCAAGGCACATGGGTGAAAAAAGCATGAATTATTTAGTTATACAATGTCCTAAATGTGGACGACACAGCGCATGCAACACAACCAAGCCAATAAAAGAACACACGTTCAAATGTAGATATTGCTCTACTTCTAATAAGACTCGAAGCAAAGGGCACACATTAAAAGTCATTAGTTGTAACCATCCAGATGTAGCCCGGAGAACTGTGGCAGAACTTAACGGTGCAAATAAAGAGCTAGGGTTTGTTACTCACACCTTCCACGAGTGATACTAAGCGTTATAAAGTCTCTTTCTAATAATAAAAGGTATGCTTCCATGGACAGAATTAAAACCTATTGTGTGGTTCGCTGTAGGCTTCATAATCCTTTACAGTGTTCTTGAAAGGATCAGCCCACTAACAAATAATAAGATTGATGATAGAATATTCGAGATTATGAAATTGATATGGAAGCATCTAAAAGAGCTTGTAGAATGGATATTAGGCATTTACCGTAAGAACAAATAATAATTCTAGTGCCACAAGGTTTATATACCTTAGACTGGCGTACTATTCATTACGAATAAAAAACCCCTGTATATACAGGGTGTATATATGGCTACCAACCATATACAGTAGAAATAGAAAACACTTATCGCAATGACATGTAACTATTTCTACTATATAAATATATTGATTGAGCTAGAGTGGAGAATAATAACAGATTATAATAAATTTGCTGATTCGTAAGAATTACCAGATTAGGAGATCTGTACCTATTCTTTTTCGAAGCCATATATGCGGGCCGTATATACAACAATTGAGGTGTTAACTATGAATGAAGCAATAAGAAGAAGAGACTTAGGCAGAGCATGGGAATGTTCAGTGTGTGGAAGAATCAAAAGCATCAGATGTGCAGCAGAAGATTGTTGCCCAACCAAAGAGGTATAATTATGGGACGACTAAAAGACCTAAGCAAAAAGAAGAATCGAACAACAACCATAGTAACCAATCACCGAGCGAGCGTAATACTTAGAGGCATACGTGCAGAAAGTAAAGCATTTGATCTGAGCGCATTCGTGAGTAAATGTTTAATAGAAGTATTCGGCGGAGATACACAAAGAGCCAAACAAGGACAGCTCGACATGCTAAATGCACTACGACAAAACGAAATTAAGGCCATAATCAATAAGTACGACGTAGAAACCAAAAGCTTATCGAGAGAGATTGACATCATGGAGCACAACGAAATCATGGTCGAAGCAAATCCCTACATTAATCCTGCAGAAATAAAGTCACAAGGTTAAACCATTCCGGAATGTTTATATAGGAATTGCTCTAATGGTTTAACCAGTGTGGATCGGCAACGAATAATTAATGATAATGCGAGGGAGTATTTGCATCCTCATAGTAAGAGGCATTGGTTACGAGGAATTAGTACAGCCAACTCATTAGCGCATGAACTAAAAAAGTTAGAAGTCGCAACTCGATTAATATATGAAGAACGGTGTGAAGTATTAATCGAACCTATATTACGCAATGGTAAACGTCCGGATGTTTTAATCATGGACACACCAACACCTATAGCTTATGAAATCATGTGCACTGAAACCGAAGAGCGACTAATGAAAAAGCACGATGAATATTTAGGTATCAAGATTAAAAAGGTGAAATTATGATTACAGCAAAAAACCGGAAGCTAGTAAAGATTGGTCGAGGGACCTACGTTAGCGTTCCAAACAAAAAACTACGAGAGACTGACTTACAAACAGGAGACGAAGTAGATATTACAGTCAAACGATCAACAACAAAAAAAGGTGAATCTAATGAAAACGAGTGAATTTGTAGCAAAGCTTGAACAATTCTTTAAGGATGAATTAGACTGTCGACCAACTATTCAACTGCAACCAATAGAAGAATCAGTAGCTCGAGGTTTAGGATCCAAAGAAATTAAGGAATATCGTGGACATTCAATAATGATTGAAGCGAAGGGGATCTTTGACGAATAATTAAACTGAGGTAAATACCATGACAGAAGCATATCCTTTACAATGGCCCGCGGGCAAAACAAGAACACTGAACCGTGTTCGTAGTAAATTCAACGAGAAAAGGCATTCTGGCTATGGATCAAAACCCATCAGTCACACTAAAGCATTAAACACACTACAATCAGAACTCGACAGATTAGGAGCGAGAGGCACTGTTCTAAGTACAAACCTTGAACTAAGATTGGATGGATTGCCAAGAGCAGGACGATCAACACCACAAGATCCAGGCGCAGCAGTTTATTTCAAATTAGATAATGAAGACTTATCCATGGCATGTGACAAGTATGACCGCGTAGAAGATAACATGTACGCAATAGGAAAAACCATTGAAGCAATTCGTGCAATTGAACGATGGGGAAGTAAAGAAATGATGCACGCAGCGTTCAGTGGATTTAAAGCACTACCCGGACCTGGAGATATTATCAGCACTTTACCGCAATACTTCCAAGACGTATCAACTGTTGAACAATTCAGATCTCGCCATCGGCAACTAGTCAAAGAATTACACCCTGACGTAGGTGGTGACTTGGCAACATTCCAGGAAATGCAACGACAATACGATATGATACAACATCAATATGGTTAAGATCTACGACTTGTACCAGTTCGCATTCCCTACATCTGTACGTGGTTCAAGGATTCACGCCTACAAAACAGACGGTATAGGTAAAACAATATGCCAAGAGCACCGTAGAGATCAACTGCACAAAGCTATACCATTAACCAAAAGAAATGTAGCTTATATGTGTAGCAATTGTAAAAAAGCATTACTTACTTGCAAAACATACCACAGACTCATTAATTCAAAGCTAACACCCGGAGGTAGATAAAGTGTTAATCGTAAAAAGTAAAGTGAAAGAGTACGCTGGAGATCAAAACATTAGTGGAGATTTCTGCGAAGCATTAGACCAACAAGTACAGGAAATAGTTACTAAAGCTAAAGAACGAGCTGAAAGTAACAACCGCCGTACTTTGATGGCAAGAGACTTATAAGGTCTCTTCTTTTTTTATGAGTACCAGGAGAGAATTGTGTGAGGTAAACGTGGCAAAAAAGAAATGGCGATACGCTAAATATTGTAAAGCAATGGTGACAACGCTGTGCATATCGCCCTTTATTGCCGACACCAAACGTACACAGGCATGTCCTTTTTGCACGGCACACCTGCACAATCTCAACTGGAGTGTGAGAGAATACGTTAAATGGAGGTCAAAGATGACAGACGGAAATAGTTATAAAGAAAAGATTAAATGGGAAGACGCTGATAATGGCGTTTTCGAAAGTGAACGAGTAATTGAAATCAACAACGGCAAGAACGAAGTACAAGGTCTCAAAACAGAAAAGACCAGCACCAAAGTTACTCGCATGGAATTAGAGCTAGGTATGGCTGAGTTACAAAGAAAGACTCACCAGATCAACAACCAAATCATGGTTAAAACCAAAGAGATGGGAACTGATAAACCAAAAGTCTTAACCGGCGCACAAGTAAAACTCCAACGAGACCTAGGTATATTACGATTAAATGAAATGTATAAAAAGCACGGTCCAGAACTTGAAGGATTACGAGCAGAGCTTGGACGTACTCAGTTAATGATTAATGAACGTCTTATCACTATGCAATCAGCACCGCATAAAGATTTATCCGAAGAAAACAACCAACGCCTACAATTACTTCTTAGAGTGTACGGTATAGGTGACATTGATGTGACTGATGACAACCGACAGGACGTAATCGTTAAACTCAACAAACTGACAGGTCCTAAAGATGAGCAACAAAGTAATACCAATTAAGGTACTTGGTTGTTCACTTAAACCTGTAGAGGATTTCGCACCATTCCAAGGTGAACTTAAAGACTTAAGAAAGAAAGGTATTGAAAAGATCAAAGCCAACATACTCCACAACGGATTTGTAGCACCAATATTTATCTGGAAAGGTCACGACTTCATACTAGATGGACACCAACGACTAAAGGCTGTAAACGAATTACTCTCTGAGGGCTGGGAATTAGAGGAGAAGAACGAAGAAGGGAGCTCCTTATTGCCTTATGTAGAAGTTGCAGCTGAAACAAAAAAACAAGCAGCATGGTCGATCTTGTCGTATGATGGAATTAGATCCTAAATATGCGCAGATTATTATTGCTCGCTGGGAACAGTTTACTGGTGAAAAGGCTAAGCGTATTGGCGTTTAAGTCTCTTTTTCTTTTTTCTTTTTATATAATGGTTTAACCAAAACGCAATGTTTATATATACGGGAATCACTGAAAACAGTATAAGGTTAAACCAAATGATACAATCAACACATAACACAACCACTATGGGTGGATTCTGGTACATCTGCACGACTATTCAAAGTATGGGCATTTGTGATCGAGTAACTTCTCATGGTGAAATATTCCGCGGATTAGTAGATTAATCCTTCATGCGTAAACTCCGGTTCGAGCTTTTGGGTTTGTTAAGCCTTATTCAATTGTTCAAAGTTTTGGATGATGAAATGAACCGGATATTCATCCCCCAACTGTAAACGGGTCGAGTGACGGGCGGCGAGCACACGCGGAGTCAAGCATTACAGGACGCAGCGATAGATTAACTCTATCAAGGACAAAGTGCAACGCCGGACTGGGATGTCTGGCACCATTTATTTACTGAGGTGTAAATTGATAATAACTATAGCATGCAACGAAGAAGAAGCCCCCAACATACTTGCACAGATCAACAAAGAAGCAACAGTCATAGTGACTAAACACAATGATAAAATCTTTAGCTCCGACCCTAAGGCGCACCGTAATCGTAATGCTCGATTATTAATAATTCTTGGTAACATGGAGAACAATACGCGAGAGGCTCAGATGGTGTTATTTAATCGTATGAAACAAAACGGTTATTATGAAAGTTACAAAACCATGCAACGCGATATGCGATTCTTGTGTATGTATAATTGTATAGGTACAGATCGTGAACTAGGCAGTGGCGGTCCAGAGCGTGTTTATCATACTAAGCTTAAGGAGTTGTACCTTGACAATTGAAGAATCTATAGAAGCATACGAGGAAGATGATCCATTTAATGAGTTTGGCGAAAATTATGATGATAACTTCATGTTGCAGTCTTATGTTGATGATGAGGATTGGTACGATTCACAGTTCCCTGAGGTTCCTCGTAAACCTCGTCGTAGTATTGAAGAGTTATCTAATATATTATCACTTAACAATCCTAAGAAGGAAGAAGTGGAGGCTTTGATGACCGATGAGTAAAACTAATAGTATAAATAAAGATTTGATTACTCGCACTGAGGCTATGCAGATATTAGCTAATTGTCATTCTATCGATGATAAACCATTACGTAAGAAGCTTTCTAAGTTATTCTCTAAAATTAATAATGCTTTTTCTCTTGATGTTTTGCGTTCTTCTATCCTTGATGGTCATACTACCGAGGTTGAGTTGCGTTCTTTAATGAAGGAGTATAAGGTTTCTCGTGTTTCCCTTGGTGATGTATTTATTCATTTGTATGATTTAGGTATTGAGATTGATGACAATGATTCATCTACTAAAATTATTAAGATGATTTCTATGCCTGGTTCTACTTTGTATAAGTTGAAGGGTTATATGAAGTCTCGTTTTGATATTGATGTTATTAGTATGTCTGAGGCTTCTGCTGATATTAAAGCTTTGGAGTCTGCTGCTGTTAAGGATAAGATTAAGGACTTGGGGTATATAGGATGAGTGATTATGCTGATATTACCGTGGCTCGCTCTGAACGATACTTTGTCGCTACAGGCATGGAACGGTATGGTGGTGGCTTTGTTAAGAAGTTAGGTGTAGCTTTATGGAATGCTGATGATAACAATGTCTTAAAGATTAAACATACCTGGCCTGAGTATTGGGCTGAGTATTTACGTATAGGTGAAGGTCTAGAGGATCGTTCACTAACACTTACAGAGTTAGAATTACTCAAGAACAAGGGAAAAGGAATACCACTAGGTACACCTAAAGAGGACCAACAATGATAGATGCAGATTTAAATAACGCAACAGACATAATCCAATGGAACGATAACAAGACATCATTCCACATCAAAACACTAAATACCGTAGTCACACACGCTTACACGTGCGTTCTAATGCCAGAAACAAGCATGGTACAAATAACAACCTTCACCGACGAAGACACGGACGGTAAAGTAACACTCGAAGTAAGCTACGACGTAACACTCGCAGATCTAATAAGCTTAATAATCATCAGCGACAAGATATAAGTATGGAGCAGGACAATATGGGACTAACAAAGAAATCATTAGCAACAACTAAACCTTCTAAGCAATCGAAGGGTGTTAATAATAACACCAAGTACGAAACTTTTAAGGAGGACCTCGTGCATGAGTTCTTTGTTAACTACAAGACTGTTAGAGAGGTTTCTGCGACTATAAATATTCCTGTTGCTACGGTTGGTCGTTGGCGTCAAAAGTTGTTCGATGAGCTTGGTACTTTGTCTAAGGAGCGTATCAGTGCCTTACAGAAAAAGTTTACTATTGAGAGTTTATCCAATCTTAACTTTTCGAAAAAAGCAGCTCTAGGTATTTATGGCACTCCTGGCGCTGATCTTAAAGAGAAGGCTATTGCTCTTAAAGTGTTGAATCAAACTATTAAGCAAGAACAGGATACATTGCGTGCCTTGGGTGTTATTAGTCCAGAGAAGCATGACGTGTCTGTTGATTTCCCTGCTAGTCAGATTGTTATTAATCCTTTGAGTATTGCTAAGGTTAAGCAGATGCAGAAGGATAACCTCAAGAAAAAGAATAAAACTTAAGCTCATGGGATTGGAGGCTTGGAAGAGATTGTAATTGAATAGGTTCTTAATCACCCTCCTCCCTTTCCACTCACACTCACCCCATGATTGCACATGGAACTAATAGGAGGAAACCACAATGGACATGAAAGAAATACAAGAATACTTACAAGAGAAAGGCTATACATACCTTATTTACAACAAAGAAGAAGCCATCAGTAGAGTAGAAGTAGACTTTACACCTAAACAACTTGACGCATGGGAGTTCTTACACGACAACGAAACAACAGAAATCTTTTACGGTGGAAATTATGAAATCGATTGATAAATACCTGCAGGCGGGTTGGATCATAAGCGACGAGAACGACTACGTCTACCACTTGTACCGTATTAAATCATTCGGTTGGCTATGGTGTTTCTTCTGGTTTATAATCGTACCATTCATAGGAGCCTTAATGTACATAGTGTACTATATTGCCACTAAGAACGAGAATAAGATGGTGAAGAAATGAATAGCGACCACTTAACCATGGACGTAACCAAGCAGCCAAACGTGCAACAATGCGCAAACTGTAAAGCTAAAGAAACTATAAACGATTACTTGCACGAGAGGAGAATCTGCGAGCTGATGCATTGCAAGAAGGCATGCGGTACATTAAGCGAATGAGTCATCCAGAGTTTGTACGTAAAGAAGTTAAGCATTCTGTTCCTGGAGAAGAACCTTTGACGGAGATTAAAGGATGAGAAAAGTCATGTGGCATTGTTCTTATTGTAAAAGACCCAACAACTACTGGGAGACTCACTGCAAAGAGTGCGGTAAGAAAAGCGTTTTAAAGAACAACGACTCAGAGTTAGTATTACCAGAGTAACTTCTGCGTAAGATAGGGGAGCTGACTATAGGGTACGACAAGTAAAGAATACGAGATATAGGAGAATGGATTTATCTATTTATAATATGTTACTATGCTAACTAAACCTCTTAACACACCACTAGTGCACTTGATGATGCCCCCGCCTTTTTTTCGTAAGAGTTTTAAACAAGCGAGTCCATGGCTTAACCATGCACAAAAGAATACAAAACATTCTACGCTCTTTACTATCAGTTATTGAACTACCCCTAAGTGCAATAATAGCTATTTCTATATTACTAATCTTTCGAAGTGATGAATCAACAGGCCTATGGGTCTTACTAACATTATACATTTACTGGCATGCATTACTAATGACCTGGCCAGAGATGGGGGATTGGATACAACATGCCAGAAGCCATCAGTAGAGTAGAAGTAGACTTTACACCTAAACAACTTGACGCATGGGAGTTCTTACACGACAACGAAACAACAGAAATCTTTTACGGTGGAGCAGCAGGCGGTGGTAAGAGTTGGCTAGGATGTATATGGCTACTTAGCAATTGCTTATCAATGCCAGGAAGTCGTTGGCTAATGGGTCGAGCAAAACTAGTAGCATTAAAACAATCAACACTATTAACCTTTTTTGAAGTATGCCAAGAGTTCAATTTACGAGCAGGCGAACACTACACGTACAACAGCATGAGTAACGTGATTAAATTCTATAATGGCAGTGAGATATATCTTAAAGACTTATGCTTATACCCTGCGGACCCAGAGTTTGACAGCTTAGGAAGTACAGAATATACTGGAGCATTCATTGATGAAGCCAGTCAGATTACAACTAAAGCAAAGAACATTGTAGCAAGCCGTTTACGTTATAAATTGCAATTATTCGATACTATACCTAAGCTATTAGTAACTAGCAATCCAGCAAAGAACTTCTTATACTCAGAGTTCTACAAACCTTTTAGACAAAAAACACTCATCAAATACCGAAAGTTTGTAGCTGCACTAGTAACCGATAACCCATTCATCAGTCCACACTATATAGAGAATCTTAAGAAGTTAGCAACAACAGACCCTGTAGCTTATGAACGATTGTATAAAGGTAATTTCGAATATGACGATGACCCTTCACGGATCTTTGAGTTTGATGACTTACAAGACTTGTTCACTAATGAGCATGCAAAGAAAGCAGGTGGCGAAGGGTTCTTATCCATTGACGTCGCAAGGTTCGGACAAGATAGAAGTATCTTCTACCGTTGGGAAGGATTACATCTTGCAGAAATTAAAGCTTATAAAAAACTCGCTATCGATGAACACGAGACTATAGCATTACAACTTTGCGAAGAACATAACATACCACGAAGTCATGTAGTCATAGATGAAGATGGTGTCGGTGGTGGCCTAGTAGATAATCTCCGGGGATGTAAAGGATTCATTAATAATGCAAAGCCTAAAACAGAAAGCAAGAAAAGAAACTATCAGAACCTAAAGACTCAATGTTACTTCAAACTAGCAGAATATGTACGCGATCACAAGATAAGCATATCAACACATGCAGAGTACCGAGACTTTATAATCAGTGACCTGGAGCAGGTTAAAAGAAAAGACAGTGACAAAGACGGCAAGGTAAAACTACTAGGTAAGGATCAGATGAAAGAACACTTAGGACGTAGCCCTGACTTTGGTGATGCTATGATGATGCGCATGTTGTTCGAAGTACAATCAGGAAGAAGTGTGGTGCTATTTGATACTAAAGGGTCTTTCTTGTGAGACGTAAGCGTTATAAACTAAGTAAATTATATGTTTAAACTGTAGAGGTAATTCTAACATGGGCGTATTCGATAATATAAAAAAACTTAATCCAATCACGCAACTGAAAGGACAAGTTGCTAAATTAGGCAATACTCTACGTATATACCAACAAGGAACTCTACGACCTGTTAACAACGGACAATTTAGTTATAAAGGATATAACTATTCACCAATACTTCTTAACCAATTCTACTTCTTAGCTGAACAAGCTGCAATATTAAGAATTATTAATCGAGCTTTACGTACGGAAATGTTCCGTAATGGTTTTGATGTAACACCTGCAGGTGATACTGACCATGAGACACAATCCAGTGAAGAAACTATAGTTATAGAAAACCAAGACGAGGAACGGAAAAAACTTCTTAAAAAACTCGAATGCATCAACTGTAACGATCAAGGCGTACTCGACGTGTACCGAGAATTAGAAGATGACTTTAACATTGCAGACAACGCATACTTATTTATTAGTCAAGAATACGACCTGAACAATAAAGGTGAAATCATAAAGAGTCATTTCGTAGAAGCCTTACGAATAGATCCCCGAAGCATTGTACCTGTAATGAATAACCGTGACATGTTCGGTTTTGATGATGACGGTGATGAACTACTAGCTGCACCAAGTGATCGAGCAACCATTTATACATCCTCCAAATCTAACCCGCGAACACACCACCCTAACGGTGAAAAACTATACCGTGTATGGTACAAGGTAACTAGCGGATCCAATGACATGTATTACTTCAAAGACGAAATAGTACACGACATGAAATACTACCCTCGAAAGAAAGGCGGTATAAGTCCAATCTTTGCAGTCCAGGAAAAAGTTAAACTCTTAGGAGCACAAGATCGTTACATGCTTAACCTCTACGAAGGAGAACGTCCACCTAAAGGATTACTAGTTGCAAAAACTACGAACCTTGACAGTTTAGAGAAATCATACGAGACCATGCTTCAAAAAGTCGAAGAGAACCCACACCACATTCCAATGCTTGCAGTAGAGAATGAAGACGGTGGAGGAAAACCTTTAGAGTTTATTGACTTCATGAAGACACTCGAAGAAATGCAGTGGACTGAAGCACGTGAAGAACAACGAAGAGTTATCGGCGCAGTGTATGGTGTAATGCCAATATGGCATGCTGACATAAGTACTTCAGGTGGATTAAACAATGAAGGTATGCAAGTAACCGTAACTAACAGAACAATCGAAGATGGTCAACGACCTTACAATCAAAAGTTCTCAACTAGACTAATCAAAGCAATGGGCTTCGATGGATGGGTATTACAATTAAACCCTAGCGAAGAACAAGACGAAGCAGCAAAAGCTGAACGATTAGAAAAGAATATTATCATAGGTCAAGCTGCAGTCGCGGCAGGATTAGAAGCTGAGTTCATAGAAGAAACTGGCGAAGTAAAGATTAAGAGTGGAAGATTTCAAAAACAAGCAAACCCATTCGGTGAACCTCAAGGACCAGGAGAGGGCGGATCAGATACAGAATTTAGTGGTCACTCTAGCGGTGCACCAGCAGCACCCGAAGTAGTAAAGAGTACACCGGAAGCTCGACGATTAACTAAAGCCCTCCAGGAAGAAATCAATAAAGTACTCAAAAAGTATAAACGAATGCCAAGTGAAGAAGAACTATTCAAAACACTCGATAAGATTAAAGGACGATTAGGTACAGAACTTAACGCAATCACTAGATCAGAATTTACTAAAACATACACTGGTGAATTAGACCGTGTAGGTAAAGACTTAGGTATGAACTTCTTAGTAGAACGAAGCGATGAAGCAATGATTGCAAGCCTAACAAACCAAAGCGTACTATCCAAAGCATACAGTCAATTATCAAAAACACTAACTGATACAGTAAACAATGTCCTAACTGCTAAATTTAACGCTGGACAGTTCGAAGTTAACAGTCTAATCAAAGACTTAAGAGGAGCAACTGATATGGCAGAAAACCAAGCAGAGCGAATCGCACGAACAGAAACAAGCAAAGTAGCGGCGGCGGCTAGACGACAAAGTTACCAAAAAGCAGATCCTGAAGGTGCATTCAAATACGAATGGATCGGACCTAACGATAACAGAACAACAGACACTAGTCGACAAATAAAAAACCGGACTAAAGGCGGAGTATCGTATGATGAAATGGTTACTATTGTACAACAAGAAGCTACTAAGATGAACGCTCAGTGGATTGTTAACAAAGAAGCACCAGTGAGTCACCCGAACAGTAGGCACACCTTTGTCAGAGTATAAATCACAGTCATGAAAACACCTCAGTTTAATTGACAACCCAAGCAATAAGTAAGGATTTAGCCAAGCGTTGCAAGTTTGATTCACCTCTTTTCTTGTTCTCTAACTAACCCCCATCCTTACTTATTGCCCCCCTATTTCTTAAGCGTTATAAACAACGAAACAATAAGCTTATCATGGTCTCACAAAGTGAAGTAAAGATAGCCACTGATACAGTCCTCAAAGAAATGGATGCTAAAGTACAGCAATTCATAGATAGAGTTTTTGAATATTCACAACGGAACCTAATACAGGAAGGCAAAGTAGACACTGGAACATTATTAAAAACTGGTAATGTTGAACGTGAACTAATGGGTGGCAGTATCATTTACCCAGTACCTTATGCTGACGTTATAGAAAACGGACGCGATCCAGGCACAATGCCACCAGTCGAACCAATACAACGATGGGTACAAAGAAAGCTAGGCATTAAAGATTTGATTAAGTCACGACAAGTTGCATTCGCAATTGCTACACAGATTAAAAAACGTGGCTTAGTAGGTACTCGGTTTTTACGTGATGCTGTAGATCAAGCCGAAAGTGATTTCTCGTAGTTTTTGAGTAAGCGTTATAAACTGGCATATCTAATTATAATTTACATACGTGCGAGGCAATTCGATTAATGGTAACCGAAAAACTACATTTCACAGCTAAAGAAGAAGAGCAAGGTTTAGATACAGAGTCAGTACTGACAGTATTCCAAGGCTCTAACGATTTAGCAGATATTAAACAAATAGTCGAATCAGCAAAAGAACGACTTTATACTTCTTGGGCAACAGTGGACATGGTCGATAAAGACGGTGAACGAATACCAATTGAAGATGTTATCAGTCAACAAGAAGTACTAATGAAAAGAAACGGTACAGTAATTGATGGCCATAGTAACCGACACGTAGGACAAACATTAGCCTACAAAGTTCTAACACATCCCGATAGCGGTACTCTAGGAGTATTACATCTTAACAAGATATTTAACGATAACAAAGTAGACGACAAAGTATGGACTGAAACTGTAAGCGGTGAGCGAACAGGATCTAGTGTCGGTGGAAGTGTAGACCTCCCTACTTACGAATTAGATGAAAAGACTGGCCAACACGTTAAAGTCCTTAATGGATTTAAACAATACGAGACCAGCAATGTTTACAGTCCTGCAAATCCATTAGCTCTAAACCATGCAATCAGCGCGGTAGCAAAGAGCACGACAATGGATGCTGCTGACAAAGAACAACCATTCGCCGGGTATAAAAACATGGCAGAATGTGTTGCAACAAATAGTGACGTAGAAAACCCTGAGGGCTATTGTGCTGTATTGTACCACCAAGTCGGTGCGATGAAAGCAGTATTAACAAAAGCCAAAAAGACGGGCGAAGAAAACGACACAGAAACAACTACAAAAGACGAGGGAACTCCAATGGAAACAAGTGTAACTAAAGAAGAATTTAATGCTTTTAAAGAAGAAGTATCCAAAGGTCAAACTGCAATCTTAGAAGCTCTAAAGGCGAAGAAAGAAGAAGCGCCCGAAGATGATGCTGAGAAACCAGTAGATACTGAGGAAAAGAAAAAAGAAGATGAAAACGCTAAAAAAGATGGCGTTGATCTAAATGGCGACGCAGAAAGTGAGGCTCCTGGCCCAGAAGAAGCTAACCAAGAAGACACATTCAAAGCACGTATGGACAAGTTCGAAGCTAATCTAATGAAAAAAGTAGAAAGCTCCGTAGCTAAATCTGTAAGTGCAGCTCCAAGACCAAACAGTAACAAATTTGCTACTGCAACATCTAAAGCTTCCGAAGTAGCTAAAAGTTTAGCTAGCGGAAAGAAGATGAGTTGGTCTGCTGTTGAGAAATTAAACTCTCAATTGCAAAAAGAGGCAAGTAATTAGGTGATTATGATGACTGAAACATTTAAAACTATAGGCGATATGATTGACTACTTTTACGGTGCCGATCAGGTAATGAAATCCGACGCTCCAGTACTTTCGAGTACATCAGGCTTCTTTAACGGAGTTTACGGTGCAATGGCTTTCTCACAACTTAACAACGAGAGTAATGCATTTGGTATCTTACCAAAGTATCCATGGCAACATTCTGGCTTCCGTGTAATTAGTGCGGATGCAGGTGCAGCAGCTGATGGTGGAGTATCACAAACTGGTGCAATCCCTGACACTGTTAAACCAACAGTAATCGAAGTGGATGTATCACCTAAACAAGTTGTTCATAACTTCCAAGTATCTATGATCCAAGAAGGTCTAGTGAAAAAAGGACAAGATGACGCTTTAGGAGATATGGAGTTCTTACGTAAGTATTTCTCTACTCTACACGGTAAACGTATTAATGAACAATTACTACGTGACGCAGATACATTAGCAGGAACTGGATTCGAAAGTATTGATCGAGTAACTGGTACAACTGCTTCTTTAGTTACTGCTTTATCTTACACTGCAGGCGATGAAGACATCTACGACATTGATCGTTCCGTTGTCTCATGGGCTGATGCTGTTGTAAGTCATGCAAGTGGTACAGACCGTACATTCCAACTAACTATCTTGGCGGACATGCTTGCAAGTCTTGAAGATAACGGTGGAAACACTAACGTAATCCTTACAGGAAACGACACTAAATGGCGTATCTTCCAACTAGCTGAAGGGCAAGTTCGATATGCTGGTGTAGTAGATCGTAATGTTATGGTACAGTTAGGTCTTAACGGTGTAACAACTGAAGAAGGTCAAAACTATGGTGTACGAGTTGCAACTGTTTACAACATCCCATTGTTTACAAGTCAAGCTGTAGCTAAAGACACTATTAGTCGTATCTATTGTTTAGATACTACTGAGAACGAAGATGGTACTCCTCGATTAGGTATTGCTTTACTACATCCAACTCTATACGTAGAATCTGGATTAGGAGCAGCTAATAGAGACCCGTACAGTATTGGTTTCTTAGGTACTAAAGGTATGTACTACACATCAGGTGAACTGATTTGTACATTCTTCGCAGGCCAAGGTAGTATCCGAGACCTTAAATAAGCTTAACGGCTTTTTTTCTTTTTCTTTTTTTTATTATTTCAACACACATACATTCGAATAACTAAACCAAGGAGGCATGGTATCATGAAAAAACAAAACTTTATACTCCTCACACAAGTTTCCGGCATGCAAATCGTTAAAGGTCCAAGTGGCGAACGATACACTAGCATTAAAGGACAAGGGTTCCCGGTAACATCTGAGGTAGATATTGCACACTTCAAAAAACAGAACAAACGATACGCTAAATACTCCGCTAAAACAGGCGCAGAAGTACAAGGCGATAGTATCGAGAGTGAGATGGAACAACTACTTACAAGTCTTGGTTTCTCACAGTCAGCTAAAGATAAAGTTAAAGTACAGTGTGATGCTGTGCCTGAACTAGAGTCGCTTTTCGAAGAAGGAAAAGAGGGTATGCTTAAACTAACTGATAAACAAACTAAAGATATTTACAATACGCTTTTCAAAGCTGAACAACTATAGGTGATTAATCATGGCATTTACATATACAGAAAACAATAACGGAATCCCAGTAATAATGGGTAACAAAAAGATGACTAGCGGAACTTTCGCTAGTTCTGGCGGATCAACAGGCGGAGATATTGTAACAGGTTTACGAATCGTTGAAGCATTCCATTTAACACATACAGCCGCTGCTGTAGTTGCGAGTGCACCAGTAGCTAATGAGACTTTCCCATTCTCTGGATCAGGCGTTACTATTGTAACAGTAGCAAATACTACAGGTATTTGGACTGCAATCGGTGAATAAGTATGGCAGCAGGTGACGCAGTATTATATGGACCTTATCTGGCAACAGATACCACTGCAATCGCAGCAGGTCTTACCGCAGGAACTATTGTTGTAGCTGATGATATTACTTCTTACGTATTCCAAGGGAATGTGTTTTTCGTAGTTATTAAGGCCGCATAGAACTGCTCTTTTTTTCTTTTATCTCTTTTTTTTGGTAAGCGTTTTAAACAACCTTATCTATTCTATACATTAAGATGACAGCAACATATTGCCAGGCAACGGACGTTCAAAGGATTCTACAGGCAGAGACAGCCTACGCTGTAGGTACTAACCCTTCACTTGCACAGGTAGAATTAACTATCAACGCTGTAGAGAATTGGATTGACAATTGGACTCGTAGAGCATGGCGAGAAAAAACTGTCGCAAATGAAATATATGACATTCCCCTGGTACGTTATAACAACAGCACCGGGATACCTGTATATCTTAAACGAAGATTTCTTAGAACATTATCTACAGGCGATAGTGATAAGTTGGAGATCTGGAACGGTAGCGCATACGAAGACTATGTAATTACTAAATCCGAAGATCGAGCTGGTGACTTCTGGTTAGATTATGACCGAGGAGTATTATACATTAAAAGCAGATTCCAATTCCACAGAGCAAGAGCCTTACGATTAAGTTACCGATACGGTGAATCAACTGTACCTGCTGATATAACAGAAGTAGCGGCTTTAATGGCTGCAGCTCAAGTATTACAAGGTGATGATCGAAGTATGCAACTAGCAGATGTAGGCGATCCCACAAAGTTAAGTTATGATGACCGGTCACGTAAGATGGTAGGACGAGCAATGTCTATTCTCAAACCATACCGAGAGTTCTCAGTAGCGTAAGCGTTTTAAACATGCTTGCATATATTCTTTTTTATACCTTTGTCATTATTACAAATGTAAGTAAACCTTAACGAGGTAATTGTATATTATGGCTGACGCATTAGCAAGTATTGTAACCCTACTGACAGATAACTGGAACGATTCCAACACAGGAAGTAACACACCAGTCATCGACAAGATCACTTCTTACAAAAAGATAGACTTTAACAAGAATAAAGACTGGGTTTTAATACAACGTGGACAGAATACACCATCACCTGCAGGCGTTGGTGCATCACGTAAGAACGTAATACACACGATTTCTATTGATATACGAACATCACAACCAGGTAGTGCAGGAGAAAGCCATTGGCAAGATGTAATCGCAGAAGTACGCCGAATACTAGGAGCTAACATTGTGAACCCTGACGCTAACTTTAACGAGATTATACCTGACGTTAGAGAGCAGGACCTATCAGACAAGACGAGAGACTTATGGCGTATAATCATTGATATTAAACTAAGAGAATTAAATAAAGCGAGGTAAAAACCCATGGTAAAGATAACGTGTAAAAGAAAAGGATTAACATTCAACCACAACGGATCACCTAACTACAACATCACATTCACAAGTAACGAAATGGACGTTTCAGCTGAAGCAGCTAAACACTTGCAAGCAGCACATCCTTCTTACTTTGCGAAAGCAACTAAAAAAACCACTAAAACAACGGAGCGTGAAGACTAATGACATATTCAAGTGTAACTAAATACGTCCTTATAGGTAGAGAATCTACACAAGGGACACCAGTAACAAGAGACAGCGACGTCGGACTCGTACAAAGTGTTAGTGATGACAATACCACAGAACCAATCGAAACTAAAAGTATCTCGAGCATTGAAGTTAAAACTGTTTCAGCAGGTAGCCAAACATTCTCTCACAGTCACACAGTAGACGCTCAACATGGTCGACTATTAGAATATGGCTTAGGTGCAGTTGCACATGCAGAGACAACAGGCAACTGGAAACACACGTTCACAATAGCAAATGATCCACCTTTCGCAACTATTGAAAGCGGAGAAAACGATACAACAGATAATGCAGGACTATTTGCGGGATCTCTTATTGAACGATTAGAACTAACATCAGCACTTAATGAGAATCTTAAGATGACAGCAGACTGGAAGGCTATAGGTTTAACAACTACAGCATCAAGCACTACAGCTATAGAGGATGCATTCCAAACATTCCCTCATAGTCAAGTAAATGTAGAACTTGCAGGTGTTGCCGCAGCTGAAGTACAGAGTGCAAGTATCGTATTAAGTAAAAGAATACAACAAGCGTATGGTCTTTCAAGTACTACACCGCAACAAAGTAAAGCAACCGACTTAAAGTTTGAATACTCAGCGACACTAGGCTTCAGAGACAAAACAGAATACGACTTATGGTTAAATAAAACCAGTCACTCATTCCTTATCAACGCACACAATGGAGTAGCTCTAGGTAGTGGTCGAGCAGAAATTAAGTTCGAGCTTACAGGTTGCATCATGACAAGCTTTAGAAAAGTAGTCGAGATAGGTAACTTGATCTATGTAGAAATTGCGGGAACAGGAACATTAAGCGAATGTTTCAGTGTTGATGATATTAGCAGTTCCAATTGGAATTAAATAAAGCATACAAGGAGGAAATTAATATGCCAGAAATAACTATAATTAAAGACGGTGAAGAGAAACTCATCAATGTAAAACCATTAACCAATCGACAAGTCGACGAACTAATGGCGAAAGAAGTACAACTCAACAAAGAAGTCCAGGAAGATGAAGACTTCGCAGCAGTGCAAAGGTACAAAGATTATCAATATGATCTAGCCAGCAAACAAACACTTATCCCAATCGAAGAGATTCGAGACATGGACGCTGAACAATACGAAAAGATTAAAGCAGTGTTTGAGGGTGTGGTTAATAGATCAATGGGTTTTCGGAAGCCCTGATCGCAGCAGGTAAACTACTCGCTCAGGGACATGTCGGCATACTTGAACGGTTCATGGAACCAGGAAAACAATTTGCTACATACAAAAGAGAACTTATCGATACATTACAAACATACAATTTATGTTTAAAGTTCGGATGGACACCTGATTATGTCCAGAATATGAACCCAACAACTAAAAGATCATTCCTTGCAATCATGCATGGTGAAGATGAAGGCGCAGAAGCAATGCGACAACTAGAGAAATAGACAATGGCAGAACTGAAATTTACTATAATGGGCGACCTTAAGAAGCTCAAAAAGGAACTACGTCAAACTTTCAAAGAAAACTTTAAAGCTAAAGTTGGTGGTGATGGTGGCGGATCCGGCGGAAGTAGTGGAGGCTCTGGTGGAGGAGCTGGTGGTTCAGGTAAAAAGGCTACTAGTTTCTTAGGACAAATTGCAAAAGCTGTTGGTGTTCTCGGTGTTCTTTCTCAATTAAAACCTATCATGGACCTGCTTGCTATAATCACAGGATTCATCGTTATCGGTGGTGCCAAGCTAGTGGAGGGTATTATATTCATAGAAAAGAAGGTAGGTCTATTACGTACTGCAATAAAAGAATACCTCCTTGGTTTAAGAGAACAATTCATAGCGTTAAAACTAGCATTCATCGAAAAGATCTCAGCAGTAAAGAATAAGATTGCTGAATGGATCGGTAAAGCTAAAGGCTTCATTGCTAACCTACGCGCGAAAGTATCCGAAAAACTTAGTGCAGTAAAAACAGCTATTTCTGACTGGGTGAGTAAAGCCAAGGAATGGTTCCAAAGTGTTAAGGATGGCATATCTGAAAAGGTCGCGGCACTAAAAGAGAAGGTAGCTACGAAGCTAGACATGGTAGTTACCTGGCTTACAACAATCAAGGAACAACTTATTGAGAAGCTCGCAGACACAAAGAATAAGATTGTCGAATGGCTACAAAAAACAGCCGATTATATTAAAGAATTACCTAAAAAGATTGGTGACAAGATCAAGGGATTTGTAGATAACATAGTCTCAAAGCTTAAGAGTGCAATACGAAGCGTTAACCCTTTCAAAAGAGAAAGGAATGTGAACGATGCAATCATTACACCAGGTGGTGTAGTACGAACTGATCCTAACGATTTCATCATAGCAACCAAGAACCCCGGAGGATTAGGCGGTGGCGGTAGCAAAGTGATTAATATGTATGGAGTTACAGAAAAACGATTCTTAGATACGATACGGAGGGAACTAGGCAAGGACAAGATCTTCGCCAGTAATATGTAAATATGACAGACGCAACCGTAAGAGGAAACTTTGCACTTGATGATAACGCACTGAACCCTATATTCTTTTTCGAAACTATAGCACCCTTCGTTGACGATATGAGTCAGAACGTACAGAGCATTCCGTTAATAAATACTAAACCAGAAAACACTTTCTTATTTCGATTTACCGGAAAAGAAGAGAATATAGACTTTTCCTTCTTCTTAACAGCTTCATCTACAGATCTAAGCAACGGAACGAGTGCGGGAGTAACTGGATACTCTGATGGTGTAAAGACACTCATTGAACAAATTAGGTGGTTAAGATCATATTTATTTGATGAAGACTACAACAGCGATTGGACTGTTGGTGTGGCTTCGTTCTTAGGTAATGATACTGTCACTGGTGTAATAACTAATGTACGATTAGAATCACCACCTGGAAGTCCTTCAATAATCCAAGGATCATTCACTCTTAAACGAGGAAATATTGGAAGTATATAGGGACGTATTATGACTGTTGAACGACTACGAATATTCAGAGGTGTAACAGAACTCAGTTATAACACTGCAAACATTATTCGTGGCGGTGATTATATCACTGACCGGGCAACCCTGGACATAAAAGCAGACGCTAATGTAATACAAAGTTCTACTATTGACTTCAAAAAGTCGGATGGATCAACTACAGTATGGAGTGGTACAGTTGCTGAGATTAAAGAAAGCATCTTATGGGCTATCGAAGTTGAAGGTTTAGGATCTGAATTAAACAATATTCGTGTAGAAAAGATATACACAGCAACCAGTCCCGAGGCTATAGTCCAGGATGTAATAGACACTTTTTCTATTAACTTAACGTATGTCGCAGGTATAGCGTCAGGTATTACTCTTGACAAATACATAGCTAAAGGTTACGCTATAGATATTATTAAAGACATGATGGAATTTTTAGACTGGCAATTGCGAATAACAAGCAGTGCTAACGTGTACTTCGAATCTAAAGGAGTAACTAATAACGGTCTAGTATTCACTAACGGTACCAATTGCCAAATCGATAGCTGGAACAACGACAAGTTAAGCATTATCAATCATGTGCGAGTAGTTGGAGGTTTCGAAAACCAATTCACCAGCGAAACAGTAAGTGGCACAGGCACAACTTTTGCCCTTACCTATAAACCTGAAGGTACCTTCAAGGCTACAGTGAGTGCTGCGGAAGTAGACCCTGAAACCTACACTGTAAATGCAGAAGATAAAACGGTTGTTTTTGACAGCAGCCAAACAAACCCTACACTTGATTACACATACAACGTGCCTATAATTGTTAATGACCAATTAGACACTAGCGTAACAGCTCACGGTGAAAGATTTAAAGAAATACCCGCACCCTGGCTTAATAGCTTCACAGACGCACGTGCATACTCTAAAAGTGTACTATCTGCTTACGGGCAGGCACAAACACAAGCTACAGTTTTAATACCTAATATGTATTATACGGCTGACGTGGGCGAACAGGTACAATTGGTTGATCCTTTACGAAGTAACCGAACACGTAACCTAATAATTAATACCATAACTTATGAAGCTCACAATAACCAAACAGTACTCCAACTAGGCACTAGGCCTTTTGTCTACCAAGACTGGGCTAGAGGTGTAGAAGAACGAATTAAGAAGATTGAGCGAAGAACAACTGACACTGCTGTTGAAACTTTTGCTCGATTATTACAATATAATCTTAAGGTTACACTTCGAGCATGCGCGTACATAATGACTAACAGCCCCGCTAATAGTTTTATACCTGGCCACACGACTCTAGGCTATCCACGAACAGACTTCACAATTGAAGCTGACTGCAGTGCAAATGCAAGACATGGAACTTGGGCAGGGACAGATGTAGCAACAGGCGGACAATTCTCTGATGATGGATTCAGACTAGGATACAGTGTATTTAACGGTTCAGATCGAAAGATTACAGTGAGTCATGTATCTGCATTAGAACCCACAACACAATTGCACGTAACAGGAGCGATAAGAGTAGCAAGCTTACCTGACGCAGAAGATTATTTAATTCACAAATGGGATGGTACCGATGGCTATGCTGTAAGAATTAACAGCAGCAACAAGGTCGAGTTAGTAATTGCTAACGCTGGAACAGTAAACACTGTAGAATTTGCAACTGCATTAACAATTAACACATGGTTCCACTTCTCAGCAGACTATAACGCTGGAGCGGTCATACTATACAAAGACGGCTTAAGTAATGCAACGGACACTATAGCAAACGCGAGCATAGGATCCAGCAGTGCAGCATTAGTAGTTGGCGAATATGGTAGTAACTTTTTAACAGGAGACCTTGACGAAGTAATGGTTTATAGTGGAACCCGAAACAGCGCAAGCGTATTAAATAACTTTAACAAGATATTTGACAGTACAAACTTAGAATTATATCTGAGCATGGACAATCCCATACTCGGAGATCAAGAAACCATTCCCGAACCAGACGTTAATACTGGAGCAGAAACATTCCTCGTTGACGAAAACGATAACTATATCGTGGGCACTTGTGGATGGATAATAGAATAAAGGTGACATACTTATGACAGCAACAACTAAACGAATCAGTCAATATACAAATTTAGGAGCAACTCCTGCAACTGACGATGAATTACTAATATGGGATACAAGCGGATCAGCAACAAGAGCCATAACTGTAGCTAACCTTTTAGGTGCGGGAAGTGTTAGTGGCTTAAGTGATGTAACTATTACCAGCATTGCAGCTGATGAGATTCTTAAATGGAATGGTAGTGCTTGGATCAATAACACCCTATTAGAAGCAGGAGTGCAGGAAATTCTTAGCGGTGCAACATTATCTACTGCAACTGTAGCAACTGATGACAAAGTCTTAGTTCAAGATACTGACGATAGTGATAATCTAAAAACCGTTACAGTCTCGAGTATTGTTGCTTTAGCAAGTGGTATGAGTGCGTCAACGTATGATCCGGCAAGTATCGCAGAACAGTTAGTTGGTCTTGTAGCATCACAAACATTAACAAACAAAAGTATTGATGCAGACAACAATACAATCACTAATCTAGCTATAGGTGCAGAAGTTACCGGTGCAAGTACAGACCTTTCAGATACTGCAGACTTAACATACAATACAGACTCTGATGTTTCCGCAAATGGTTGGGTTATAGATGAAGATGCAATGGGTACTGACTCAGCAACTAAAGTACCTACGCAGCAAAGTGTTAAAGCATACGTGGATGCTAACGCAGGTATTACTGATGTAGTAAATGATACTACACCTCAACTTGGTGGAAACTTAGATATGAATCAGTTTAACTTAAACTTTGATCCAACACCAACAAGCGACCACACTTGGAATGGTAGAATAGCAACCTTCACAGCAGGAGAAAGTCTTGTTATCGGAGACTTATGCTACTTAAAAAGTGACGGTAAGTTTTGGAAGGTAGACGCTAGCGCAGAAGCAACAGCTAAAGGGATGCTCTCACTTTCAACAGCAACTATAAGTGCAGATGCAACAGGAGTATTTCTTCTTGAAGGATTTATTCGTGATGATACGTGGGCGTTAACTATAGGCGGGACCTTGTATGGTTCTGAAACACCCGGAAATCCAACAGAGACAGCCCCTACTGCTAGTGCATCAATCGTTCGCGTCATTGGTTACGCTTACAGTGCAGATGTGATTTACTTTAGTCCCGATAATACTTACATAGAAAACAGTTAGAATGACCGTAGCAAAAATCTTAGGAACAGCAACAGGCAGTATTGCCAACATCACCGGTATAGCTATAGCTAGCATTGGAAAGATTATTGGACAAACAGTAGATGCTGGAGGAGTAGC